GGCGGCGCCCGTTGAGCCGTCGATGTTCAGCTTCTTGATGTTGGATGTGTGCAGGTCGGTCCAGGTGGGCGCCTTGCTCCCCCATCCGGCGGGCTGGGAAGACTGCGCAAGGCGGGTGGCGATGCCCACGGGCATCTTGCTGCCTGTGCCAAACAGGATGGCTCTGTCAACACCCTTGCCGATGGCCTTGACCAATTGCGTCATAACTTCNGAAGCCAGCGCGAAATCGCTGTCCTTCAAAAAGTTGTTGTGAACGTAGATCACGCCGCCCACCATGTAGCCGTCTACCTCTACCTGGTTGAAGGTCATGCCCAGCTCATTCAGCTCGCCCTCGGCCTCCATCCAGATGCCTTCAGGCGCCGCGCCCACAATGTTCTGCCTGGCGGTGCCGGGAACGCGCTTGAGCGAAACAAACTTGATCAGCTTGCTGTACTCTTCCAGGTTGTTGCGCAGCGGCTCCAGCACGATGTCAGGCACCAATAGGGAAGCGTTTGATACTCCGCGCTCCTTGATGGAGCGGATATCGCTCAGGAAAGTTTTCACGCGCTCATCCGCCATGAAGGCGTCGCGCTGTTCCATGGTCATGCCGAAAAATTTGGTGCGGTTTTGCATAAAGGGTTCTTCCTTTCTTTCTAATGTTTTGGTTGGGTTTGCCGGGGGTCTTGCCGCCCGCGCGTTCAGTTCGTCAAGCTCGCTCTGAAGCTTCTCGATTTCCTCGTTCAGCCTGGTCTTTTCGGCCTCGTGTTTTTCCTGCTCCTCCGAAAGGGCCTTTGAGTTTTCCTCATGCGAGGCGATTTCCGCTTCCACGGCGGCCTTGTCCTCTTCGCTGGTCTCGGTGGTCACTTCCTCCAGGGCAGCCGCCAGCTCCTCTTCCCTGGTGTCAAGCGCGGTTTTGCGCTCTAAAAAACCCGCGTCCAGTCCGCGGGCTTCCTCCAGCTTTTTCTTTGCCTCCGCGATTTTGCGGGTCAAAAGCAGTTGTTTAAGCATTCCTTAACCTCTCTTTCATCAGGGCGCGCCAGGCGTCAACCTGCCGCTGTCTGATTTGTTCGTACTGCGCTTTCCGCGCTGAAATACTGGTGTCTTTGTAGGCGGGGAAGGTGACGCAAGATACCTCGTACAGCTTCACCTTCTTGATGGTCCAGTGCACGGACCCATCCTCGCGGATGTCGGTTTCTTCTTGCAGGATATCAAAGCCGAAGCTGGCCTGGCTCACGTCTCCCCGCTGCACCCTGGCGTACAGGTTCATGGCGTCCGTATCGTTTTCGTTGATATCGATGTCCGCCCAAAGCCCCCTTGAATCCACCTTCAGGTCCAGCGTCCCCGCCTTGTTTCGTCCAAGCACCAGCCTTGTTTCATGGTCGATCAGCGCCCGGATGTCATCGCCCAGCGTTTCGTCAAAGGCGTGCGGGTCAATGCTTTCCGTCGCTCCCGGCCACAGCTCGTAGATATCGCCAAAAACAGCGAAATAGCCGTCTATGACCTTCCTGCCGTCCGTTTCAGCCGCCCGGAACTCCGTCTGCCTCATCCGGGTCTGCCTTTGGTCTCTTTTAATCCTCATCACCCCCTATCAGCTTTTTTTGTTTGCCAAGTTTGTCGATTGGCAAATAGTTTTCAAGAAGAACAATCTCTTCCATGTCGTCCCGCGGGCTCATGCCCACCCAGTCGCGCCATTCGTTTCGGGTCATCGCCGCCCTGTCCACCATTGAAGCCCCTGCCTCCACCATTTCGGAAATGTCGTAGGCGTACAGACTGCGTGGGTTAAACCGGAAATAACGGTCAGGCGCGTACAGCAGTTTACGCGTTAATTCCTGCTGGATGGCCTGGGCCAGCGGCATAATGCCGTGATTGATGAAAGCGTTGTACTCATTTTTGTTATACTCGCCCACGCCCACCAGGAAGGCAGGCACCCTGAAGATGGCGGCCGCCGTGCGCTTGTCTAACTCCAAATTTCGCGCAATCGCTAAATCATTCAATGTCAATGGCTTCACCTGCTCAACAGAGAAGGCTTCAGCCGGGATAAACCAGGGCTGCCCGTTTTCAGAGCTGTCCAGGTACTGGGCCGCCAGTTTTTTGCGGCCTTCCAGGCTCGCGAATTCTTCCGTTAGCCCGTCTACTTTCACAATGACGCTGGGCGCCGGGCTTTCAAGCAGGGCCTGCTTGGTGGCCCCCGCCTGTTTCAGTCCCCGCGCCACGTCTCTGAGCACCGCGCGGTAGCCCGTTCCCATCCACGGATTGTTTGGGTCCGGTTTAATCACAAAGTGCAACACCTCATCGGGGCTGTAAACCTGCCCCCTGTACCTGATCCGGTAGCTGCCGCCGCTTTTTTCAAAGGCCACGGCGCTTGGCTCAAAGGGCTCCAGGTTTTCAAGCAGCCCGCCTTCGTACCGGGGGAAGGTCACTTGGTTGCCCTCGCCTTCCAATAGCAGCACCCGCACGATATGGCCGACAAAGGTCTTCCGCGTCATCAGCTTGTTGGGCCGAACATCCAGTTTCGCGGCCAGGGCGTCACGAATCCTTACGTCACCATTCTTGGTGTTCTGCATCAGGTGCAGCGTCATGGAGCTGATGAGATCAGCGTACACGTCCACGCACATCTGCACCTCGGGACAGTCGGCAAGACGGGTATATCCGCTGCCTATCAGCACCTCAAAGGCCTTGGTCGATACATACCAGCTACTCAGGTCGCCGCGTTTTTTGTCAGCCGCGGGCTTCTTTTGGGGAGCGTCCCGGCTCCTGATGTCCCGTTTTACAGGTCCTTGAATTGTCTTACTCATCTAACCACTTCCTCGCGCTCTGCGATTTTTCCTTGTCTTCCAGCATCCGTATCGCCCCGAACACCGCGCAGTCAAACACGTCAATGCGCAGGTGCTCATCGGCCTTCTTATATTCCACCGCGTCATCGGTCTTTTCAATGGCGCGCACGTTTCCCACGCAGTATTCAAAAGCCGTGCTGCCAAGGTAATAGAATTTCTTGTTCTTGGCCTTGACCTCNATGCGCCGGAAGCCTTCGTTTTTCTTGTAGTGATACTGCGGCTGGTCCACTACCGTGAACCCCGCCCGCTTCATGCCTATGAAGTATTCCCGGTTGAATTTCCGGTCATGGCCAATCTGCCGGATTTTAAAGCCGCGCTTCCGCATGTCCTTGTACCATTTCACCACGTCGGCGTGATTGGTGGTGGGCGCGTTGGTCATGGTCAGGTGTCCTTCATCCTGCCAGCCGAACAGCGGAATCTTGTCTTCATCCGCTTTCTGCGTGGCCGCCACGATGGGGAACCATTCATGGGTGATCACGATGTCAATGTCCTTGTACTCACCGTACAGGGCCGCCGCCGTCAGGTCGTGCATCTTGGATAAGTCCGTGCCACCGTACCAGTTGATGTTCAGCTCTTTCAGCCTCTTGAGCGCCTGCTCGCGCCAGGCCTTCAGCGCCTTTTCCCCCGCCAGGTACGGAGGGTTGGGCGGGATGCCCAGGACTTCCCCCGCTTCCCGGTTGGAGTTTTGGAACTCGGCCAGGTTAAAGTAGGCCCGCATGCTGGACACAAACACGTTTAATGACCGTGTGATAAAGTCCTTACGCATGATGGGGTTGTTCTGCGCCAGCAGCGCCTCCCGCTCCATCTCCTTGGGCCGGATGGTCACCCCATAGTTGGGGTTAGCCTTCTGGTGCTGGATGGGGTCCAAATAATCAACGTCCCCATCCTCGCTTCTGTCGGCCATGCACAAAAAAGCAAACAGGCTTTCATCCCGCACCTGCCCCCTGACCACGCTCTGGCAGTATTCCAGGTGCTTGGCGCAAAAGCCCGCCGCGTCATCCCCGGCGGTGGAAATGCCGATCACAAGCTTGTTGGTATAGGCCTTGGTCGCTTCCTTCAACCGGTTGTATTCCTCCGGGCTCTTATAGGCATGAACCTCATCGGCGATAACCACGTTGCAGTTAAAGCTGTCATGCGCTCCGGCGTTTCCGGCCAGCGCCTCCACGTGTACGCTGCCGCCGTCGAAATTGTTGTGAGAAATCGAGTGCTCCATGTTGTTGTTCAGGTACCGCCAGCCATCCGCCTTGGCCTCATTCAGGCTGTCATACCAGGAATTGGTCAGGTTGTAGTCCCAGTTGTCGAAGGTTTCCATGGCTTGTTTTAAAACCATGGCTACCACATACACTTTTGCCCCCGATGCCCTTTCAAGCAGCCCCAGCCCCCAGGCCAGCGCCGATACAAACAGGGTTTTGGAATTTTTCCTGGGCACGAATATAAACGCCTCTTTAACCACCCGCTCCTGGGTACCGGGGTAATAAAAACACAGCATCCCGTACACGCAGAATTTTTCCCAGGGCTCCAGCAAGAAAGGCTTGCCCCGCATGGGCGTTCCGTCAATGGCCTCTCCCTGGCGGTGCTTGAAGGTGTTTTCAATGATGCCGATTACAAAATCAGCGTCCCTTGTCCTGATCTCATACTGCCCGGAAGAAATCATGTCAAGGAAGCGCTGCCCGGCCCTCATCCGGTCCTCGCCCGCGATGATACCGCCATCCGCTATGCCCCCGGCATACTCCAGCACCTCCCTGGCGTACTTGCCTTTAAGCGCCGGCAGGTTGCCCTCTTTAAGCTCTGGCAGACCGCTCTCATTAAGCGCCACCCGATCGCTTTCTTTAAGCACTGTTGCTTATCTTTCTTAAAGCATCAGCAAGCGATGATCTCTTTTCAGGCACCAAAGATGTTTCATTTATCCTCTTTAGTCCAGCAGGCGTAAGACCCAACTCACGAGAGTAAACAAGAATATCTTTACGCAAAACCTCAATCGCACGATAGAAAGGATTTGTCGCCGCATTTGTCGCTCCACTTTTGTTAGTATGCTTAACTACAATATGACCACCACTTTCTTCAAAAGTGCTCAGCATTTTATAGTAGTCGAAAAGCATCTGGGCCAGAGAATCTATGCCATGCCTAAATTCCGGTTTATATACATTTAAGGCTTTCATCTTTCTAACAATATCCGCTCGATACCCCGTTACTGTTTTGTATGCCTTTTTAGCCACAGTGTCCCTCCTTTCCCGGCTTTCTATTTTGATCTTCTGTATGAATTAGCAAACTCTGCGCGTTCCTGCTTGTGCCGTATGTATTCTTTTTCCGCTTGAATGTATCGCTTCATGCTTTCAGCCTTGTGCGAATAGATGATTTCCCTGCGCTCGTTCTCGTTCCAGACCTCAACTCTGCGGCCTTTCCACAGTTCAGCCGTTACTTTTCGCGCCGATGATGTGACAAGTAAAGGTCTGCGCGTCTTAGTGTCAACCAACAGGAAAGTATTGTACTTAGCCATTGAGAAGCACCGCCTTTTGACCCGTCAGGCTTTCCCATCGCTTGATAATGACATCGCAATATGTTGGCGATAACTCCATTGTGTAGCAATCTCGGTTCATTTGCTCGCAGGCAATCAATGTAGTTCCAGTCCCACCAAACAGATCTAAAACGCTCTTGCATTTTCCGTTCATTTTGATAATGGCTGTTGGCAATTCAACAGGGAACACCGCCTTGTGAATGTCTGAATACTCGTTGCTCCCCACGCTTATCTGAATGATGTTTTGCTCGTTGCCGTGGAAATCGCCATACCGCAATCGCCGCGTGTTGCTTTCGCTGTCGAATATGAAAATAAACTCGAACCGATTATTCAACACACATTCTTGCATTTGCGGCGGTGCCTTGCCTTTATCCCACACAATCACATCAACGAAGCGGTCAACCCATTTGTTAATCAACCTGATAATGCTCGTTTTGTTGTTAGCAAGCATTTGAATGTTGACAAACTGTGATAAAGAGTGTTCGGTCATGTTGGTTAATGCACCATCAATCAAATCTTCCCAATCGTTTGCATTGTCATCATGTTCCAAATACAGCGATTTGATTTGTTCTGCGTTTGGTTCGTAATGCGCTCTCAATTTTGATGATTTGTCCAACCCATAAGGTGGTGATGTAAACGATATGTCTGCCTTCGCTCCGTCCATCAGCCTGTCCACGGTTGCCCTGTCGGTGCTATCCCCGCACATCAACCGATGTCTGCCAAGCGTCCATATATCGCCCAGTTTCGTGACAGGCTCGGCAATCGCATCCGCAACCGCATCAGCGTCAAAATCATCGTCACTCACTTCGCCTGTCGGCGGGTATATCTCAAACCCGAAATCAGCCATGTCAAAATTTTCAACGAGATCAAGCAATTCTACTTGCAGTAATTTGTCATCCCACTCGGCCATTTCTGCGGTCTTGTTGTCAGCCAAACGGAACGCCTTTATCTGGTCAGGTGATAGGTCATCAGCGACAATACATGGAACCTCTTTCATACCGAGTTCTTTCGCCGCTTTCAGCCGTGTGTGCCCCGCCACAATTACGCCATCAGCATCGATGACTATCGGGACTTTGAAGCCAAACTGATCAATGCTTGCCTTGACATATTTGACAGCTTCATCGTTCTTGCGCGGGTTGCGGTCATACGGTATTAACTCGCTTAGCTTTCTGTTGACTATCTCCATAAACCCTCCATATTCTATACCCCTTTTGTTCAAAATCTTCCCGGGGAGGGAAGAGTGGCCCCCCCCCGGTCTTTGAACCCCCACAAAATACTTTTAAAGGGTGGGGGGGATGCATTATTATCGCCAATCCCCGCCCTTCTCAGGGTGTGCTTTGTTATGACATGAATTACATAACGCCGCGCCGTTTTTTAAGTTATACCTTTTGTCTGGAAATTCCTTAATTGGAAGTATATGATGCGCAGTAGTAGCTGGAGCATGGATGCCATATCTTGCGCATTCTTGGCACAGATACTTCGCCCGTCTCAGCACCTTCTCTCGCCAGCGTAGATACCTTGCAGTGTTATAGTAATTATCTCTCGGCATTTAATCCTGGCCACATCCTCTCTACCTTAGCGTAAGTTCTTAAATACCTTGACGGCAGTGTTTTGGACGCAAATTCTCTAAAAAGAAAATCAGCGTCAAAATATCTCTCCAGCGTTTTAAGTTTTACTTGGCTGTTGGCGTTCCAAAACTTTGGCGTTGCGCATAACTTAATAATATTCTCCGTGTCTCTCTCCAACCCTCGATGCGCAATCATCGACAGGAACACAGTGCTCAGGCTGTCTGTACCCATTCCAATTACCGCCCACATGTTGTTTCCTTGGTAAATGATGTTGCCTTTATACACGCGATTTCTTAGCAGCATTGGTAGTTGCTGCCTAAAATCCTTATACATTGTAGACGAACAAGCCAATGGAGTGGCAGGCATCGGCCTAAATGGTGTGCAGTGTAACACTATGCTCCATTGCTTGCCCTTCGCTGAACTTATGTCAGCCTCTTTCATCGTATCGACAATCTCTGTATAATCGTCCTCACTCTCCGTTGGATAGCCGACAATGTTGTATAGCTTAATTTGGTGCGGCTTGACGCCTTTGTCCATGCTCGCGATAAGCGTTTTATAAAACTCAACCAAATCCGCCCTTGTTATGGGCTTGTTGACCATCTTTCTTAGCCGCTCGCTACACCCATCAATAGCTGTTGTCCTTAGTTTTGAAAAGTTAATAGCGCCATAGTCTTTTTTCATATCAAGCAAGGCCCGCTCTTTGTCTTCAATTCCCCCAAACAAGCTGTCAGACATTTGATAAAATTCTTTGTCGCTAATAAACTTCCTCTGCCATGTATATCCGCAGAAAAGACATTTGTGATTACAACCAATAGCGCTTTCTTTATATTTTGAGTTGGTTGATAATTCGATTTCGTGCGGATACGGCGTGTCTGCTTGCCGTATGTAATACAGATTATCCGGCGAGAAAGCAGACGATTGGATGATACTATTGTCATCATCTGTACTTTTTCCCGCTATCCCATTAACAAGATTGACAACGCTTTGCTCTCCCCTGCCTAATGAGAAATAGTCAGCAAACGGCAAGAATGGCGTTATATGCAAAACTCCGGCACCGCCTACAATCACTTTGTAGTTGCCGCGCTGCCAACTCATACGCTCTTTAATGTACTCCCACCAATCACAGTCAGACGTGATACTTACCAATACAACATCGTATCTGTGTACCGTGTCCTTGCCAGCCCATTCTATCGTGTACCCTGCACGCTCCAAACTGTCGATTATTACCCTCAACCCAACAAATTGGCGTGTGTTAAAGCACTCGTTTTTGTAATTTTGTTTGGCGTATTGTTTCTGTACATATGCACATATTCTCATGGCACAAACTCGAACCCACACTTCGGGCATTTGGTCATCTTTTCCATAAAATTAGATTGCACATCATCACTATCGTTTAAATCCAATGCCTCCACGTCATCAAAATTAAACCCCGTCAGTTCAATATTAAAATCAAACTCGCTTAATGTCGCCAGTTCGGCCCGCACAATATCCATGTTCCAACCAGCGCCGGACGCGTCTTCGGCAAGTCTGTTGTCAGCTAATATATACGCCCGCCTCTGCGTATCAGTCAGGTGCTCAACCAGTACGCATGGCACTTCGTTAATTCCCTCGCGCCTTGCCGCCTCAACTCGTCCATGTCCGGCAATGATATTATTATTGCCATCAATTAGTATTGGATTGACAAACTTAAATTGCCTTAATGACGCCCGCAGCTTTTCAATTTGCTCTACACTATGCATCCTTGCGTTATTTTCATACGGTATCAGGTCGTTGATGTTACGCATCTCAAGTCGCATCTTCTGCTTTTCGCTCGCTTGATTTGTATCTTTTGACAAGTCGATCCTCCTTGTTACCATATAAAAAGGACCACTTGTTTGTGGCCCTCTTTATAAGTATTTCACACTAACATATATACCATATCGGCGTTCGGATGTCAATAGGTTGTGGTTATTTTTTTAATCGACCACTACATGTT